AAGATGCTGTCGGATATCTGAAATCTTGACAAGCCCCGTTTAAGTAACCTCTTCTACCTAATTTAAATGTGTCTGTATTACTTCTTGATTCTCTATAGATATCCCAACCATCAAAACCTCCTTGTACTAGTAATGAAAATTTACGTGAGAATACTCTGTAGTAAGGACTTGCTTCACTTGTTGGGTCAGATGTGAATGTTGCATCACCAACATAATATGCTGGAGTTCCACTTGTGGTGAATGCGTTTGATATTGTAATTCCACTCGCATTTTTATCCATATGGTAACCTTTAGTTAGTGATAACCAATCAGCCGCATCACTATCAATACAAATATTTAATGGTCTTTGTTTTCCTTTATATTGGAAGAAATCAACATCGTATCCTGCTCCGTTTCCTGTCGAAATACCTAAGTAAGTTCTACGAACATTATCACCCGGACTTAATGTTGCATCATTTCCACCTGAACTTAATCCAAATGGGGGGTCAAACACAACCTCACCAGGGTAATCATATTTAGTTTTATAAATTGGGAATGGAGACCTTGATGAACCATATTGTCTAAATTTAAACCCTTGGAATCCGCAAGGTAATGTGTCAATTGGAGCGTCTTCATTCATTTCTACCATAATGTATTTAGAATTCAACTCATATTCACCATCAGTTGTACCAACTTTCTTCGCCACAAACGAGTTGTCATTCGGGTTCATAGTACAATTTGTGAATTTCTCAATAACTACCGGATTATTATCCGTATCAAAGAAATCTCTAACCAAAATATCAAACGTTAAATTACCAAAAGACATATTTGCTATTGAGATTTTAACTTCAGTATTTGCCGCGTTACCATCAGAAACAGTTGCAAATCTAAATAAGTTAAATACTTTACTACCTCTTAATTCAGATACAACCCACGGAGATACCGGTGTTTGGTATTTTTCTAAGTAATAAGCGATTGATGATGAGTTACCATTGCCCGCAGCTCTTGGTAAATCTAATAAATTACAATTTAAACCTCTAATATAACCTTTGTTATAACCATAGTTTAATAAGGTTTGAAATCTTTCTTCAACAAATACAGGAACTGTTGTTCTTGGTTTAGCAAAATTCGAAGAACCAAACACTTTTGGTAAGTATTTAGAATCTGATTCACTAAAAGAAGTTTCAAAAAAGAATGTATTACCTTCATAATCGGTTACATTAAGACCAAATGTTGAGAATGGATTTTTAGAAATATTAGAATATGTTGATGCCGTACAATTAATTGACACATCAGTAGCTCCTGTTACTTCATAAACCGGTCCATCACTATTTGTACCATATGTTGCAATACCTCTTGAACGAAGGGTTGCAATAACCATATCGTCAAAATCAGTATATGATACCCCTGAATATGTGTAAATTTTACCACTTACAGTTCCACTATAACAAGTTGTTAATATTCCGGTATTATTTGACCCTGTATTACCTGATGTCGCAGGGTCACAAGGATTATCAATTGTTACGTTAACCGTAAAAGGTTGTATATTTAAACCATCTTGAGATGTTAAAACATATGGTAAAGAACCTCCTGAGAAGTTTTGTGTTGTTCCTGAACTGTCTTGTGTTACACCACTAACCGTAACACCTGTCGTACAAGCACTAAACATAACGGTTAACGCTGTTAACCCTGATATTGGTGTTGTAAATGGTAATACTACATTAACAGTATTTGTGTTATAATTTATACTACCCACAGTGTTTGAAACTGTTGCCGAACTAACTGATAACGAATAGAAAGACGCACAATTTGATGATGATGTGGTGGCGGTTAAAGTACTAACCACATTATAGAATGAAAAACCACTATATGAACCATTAGTATTATCAAATAAAGAATAATACCAAGGGTCATTATTTGCGTCCGTGTAATCAGCGTTTGTTGAACTAACACTGTCTATTCCATAAACATTATTTTCTGAAGTATACGCACTTAATGAGTTATAATCAGAACCTGAAATTGTTCCGTAATAATTTATAGATGTTGCCGAATGACTTGGAGTTACTATAATATCGAATAATTGTGCTTGAATGTTATCTAAAATTCTTGATGTACTACCATTAAATGTTTCATAAGTATCATTAATTTTATTTGATATTACTGTTGGAACATTAAATACTTCAACCGTCCCGATATTACTATTACAACCTGTAAAAGTAAATGTGAATGGTGTTATTGTGTAACCAGTACATACATTAACACATAACGCTAAGTCATATGTAAAACCTGAACATTCGAACCCCACTGTTGATTTATCTACGTTCGCGATTGTTCTAAAAGACCAAGATGGTCCCGCGTCATATCCTGACAATCCCAAAATTCTTGTAACAAACAACTGATTAGATTGTTGTAAATAAGATTTTGCGATATACGAAGCTTCATACTTCGGTATTTGTGTATTAATAAATTTTTCAGGTGTTGTACCCCCAAAGAAGTTAGTAAATTCATCAAAATTTCGTATAAAAATAGGTTCGAAAGCAGGACCTTTAAGTGTCTCACCAACAATACCTAATGTGGTTACACCCACACTCTGTGCTACGAAACTTAAATCAACTTCGGAAGTATATACCCCGGGAGATACGAATACTTTGCTGTTTGTTGCCATTAGTTTGTCTTGTTTATAATTTTATTTATATATAAATATTAAAAAAAAATCAAAATACTTTACTTCGGAGCAACTATTTATATTTTAGGTAGATTATTTTCTGCCTTTTTTCTACTTATGGATGAAGACATCAAAAAGATTAAAAATTTAAAGATATCGGTGGAGACACACGAAATTCTTAAAACTTACTGTGAAAAGAGGGGTATTAAAATGTATCGGTTCTTAGAAAGGTTAATTATTGAAAAATGTAAACCTAAAAAAGACATCTACGGAGAAGATTAAAGTATCTTATCAATGAATTGGATTGTTGACTCTAATAAGTTATCTGTCTTAACAACATCAACTCTTAATAAATCTCCGGAATTAATTTGAATTAACTCTAAATCACTACCATAATAGTCATCATTGATATACACATCAAATGATTCTATATTAATAGTTTGACCAATTTTTATATCTACAACATAACTAAATAATTGTGTTAAAGTGGTGGTACCAACAATAAACAACGCTTGACTACTAATACCCTCTTCAATAGGTTTTCTTTTACCACGTTTAGTTGTTTTTTTATCAAATTCAACTACTTGTAAAACTCTTGTTATTGCTGGTGATACCTCAAATTCGTCTTCATCAATTAAAAACCCTAGCATAGTGAATTCGTAACTTTGAATGTAATATTTTCTTTTTTCAACCTCCATAACTGATTCGTCGGTAATTGTTCCCATAACAATCGGGATGTAATGACCTTTGATTACCGCATAAGCTTGTCTTGATGCAAATTTTTCAAGAATAACTTGATTGAGTTTATTTAACTCCCTCATTCGATTACAAATGATTTTAACTGAATATGTGATATCTACAGGAACCGGTTGAGGTATTGTATAAACATCCATACCATTTCGTTGACCATCCCAAGTAGGTACTTGAGCGTAAAAATATTGTCTTCTATTTGGAATATTATATAATACCGCCGGATTACTTCCAAATTTAACTTCGGGTGTTCTAATTGTTGTTATAAATGGTGGCTCGGCGTTTTTATCTATATTTTGGAAATTCCAAGTTTCTGTAAAATTAGCCCAATTCTGTGTTGTAATAATAATATCAACAGTTGGTATTGTTTTACCTTCAACAACAACCTTTAATTCATCTTTAACGAAATCTAAAAAACCTCGGTCCAAGTCGGCGTGCAATAAAGATTTTGGAAGATAAGTCCCGTCTTTATTGATTTTATCTAACAACTCACGTCTTCTTGGTAAAAGAGTTTTGGACTCCGTTAGTGGTATGTTTTTTTTTATTTTAGTTGGTAAACCCATTTTATTGTTTTGTTATAAATATTTTGTTTCTTGAATTTATCATTTTTACCACACCCGCTTGGTATATTGGTTCTTCAGTATCTTTCATAACAAATGAATTATACTTATACGGGTTATAAGTCACAATATTGTTATTAGGTTCTCTTGGTATATCTTCACAAGGATAACTACAATAATCAACTAAATTACCAATAACAAATGAATGAACATTTTTTCTTTTGTCTTGTAATACTTTGTCTCTACCACCTTGCCTAACTCTAAATTCAACATCAACTAATTTAACAT